GATAATACAGGTTTTGGTAACAATGCAGAGGAATTAAGAACTGCATCTATACTTATGGATAACTTTGTTATTAGACCTTTCCAAAAGGATTTATTAGATGACTTCTGTGAGATATTATCTGTAAATGGAATATACCTAAACTTATACTTTGTTACTTTACAACCTATTGAGTTTACAGAACTAGACAACATCTCTACTAAGATTAAGAGAAAAGAAGAAACAGGAGAGAAGCTAAGTTCTCAAGAAGAGCAAACAGACTTTTCTGATGAAGAAGGAGACAATATGTTAGAGCAATTGGAAGGCTTAGGAGAGATTATAAGCGATGATTGGGAGGTTATACATACTGAGAAGTATGCTGAGGAGTTAAGTGAGGTTAAAATGGCTGAAATTAAGTCTAGTAATAAATCATCTAAGGAAGATAGTGAAATCTATAAAGTTAGATACGCTTATATGCCTGTAAGAAAATCTCCAGACAGTAGAACTTTCTGCAAGAAGATGGAAACATTTACAGAAAGAAAGATAGTATTTAGGAAGGAAGATATTAATATGATGTCTTTTAGAGGTGTAAATAGTGAGTTAGGTCATAACAGACAGAATTATAGTTTACTAAAATTTAAAGGAGGTAAAAACTGTCATCATTTCTGGGAGTTAAGAGTATACAAGCTAAAAGGAGATAAGAGAGTAGACCCTAATTCGGCTTACGAGAAAGGTTTAAAAGAACCTAAAAATCCAAATGAGATGACTGAAAGAATGATTGATAGACCAGACAGAGGGGCTTATCCAACTAATAAAAAATAAGATATGGCGACTAAAGCATTATTTATAACATTAAATGACTTAAAAAGAAAGTCTATTATATCTGGAAATACAGATGACGATAAGCTAATACAATTTGTAGAGGTTGCTCAAGATTTGCATATCCAAAACTATCTAGGTGGAAACCTATACGACAAGTTACAGGACTTGATATTAACAGATACTCTTGATGATGTTGCTAACGTTAACTACAAGAATTTAATTAATCAGTATGTAAAGCCTATGTTGATTTGGTTTAGCCAAAGTTCTTACCTGCCATTTGCATCTTATAATATTGGTAATGGTGGTATCTATAAGCATATTGGAGATAACAAACAGGCTATAGATAAAGATGAGTTAGTACATTTAATGGGTAAAGTTAATGAGACTGCTGACTTTTATACTAGGAGATTTTTAGATTATATGGATTACAATAACAATCTGTTTCCAGAATATAACACATCTACAAATGAACAGATGAGTCCAGATACAGATTCTAATTTCTCTGGAGGTATATTTTTAGGATAGTATGAAGAAAAAGATTTATAAACCAAAAGACTCCAATGTTAAGAAGATGGAGATATTGTTTAAAAAAATAAAAGAAAAAGATAATGGCAAACGAAATATACGATAGTTCTTGGTGGGGTAACACAATAGATACTGCATCTTCTATTGGAACATCAACTGAAATGATACAAGGACAGTTTAATATGAATGACAGACAAGAAGTTGAAGCAGTTAAGTGTTTAGCAGATTCAATACATAGAATAGGAATACAAGACATACAAAACTAAAACAAATGGCAAAACCAAAATTAGCATTAATACCAGCTTCACAAGGCTCAAAGTTGTTTTCTGTACTACCATCAAGTGGTGTAGGAGATTTTGACTTTAGCAGAAGTGGTAAAGCAACAAGAATAAACTCACAAGGACTAATAGAGGAAGTAGACGATGGAGTATCAAGATTAAACTATCCAATGATTGATGGTAAAGTTGTAGGATGTCCACATCATATTTTAGAGGGAGCTAGGACTAATTTAATAACTAATTCAGAAGATTTGAGTAGTGGGTTTTTAAATGAAAATACATCTGAATTATTAAATGTAATAATTAGTCCTGATGGTACTTTAAATGCTGATAAATTAGTTGAAAACAATACTAATGGAAGGCACGAGTTATATTCAGGAACTATATCCTTTAGCGGAACTACAAGCATTTCGTTTTTTGCTAAAGCAGAAGAGAGGAGATACATATCTGTCTTTTTTGGTGGAAACCCAGGAAATGGAGGAGCAACATTTGATGTTGAAGATGGGGTTGTTTCTTTAACAAGTGGAGGTACAGATGCAAGTATAGTAAATTACGGAAACGGATGGTACAGATGTTCTTTAACGTCTACAGTAGCTGCCACTAATAGAATTTATTATTGTTTAAGAACAGACGCAAGTGCAGTTTCTGTTCAAGTATATCAAGGAGATGGCACAAGTGGTATGTATTTATGGGGCTTCCAAACAGAAGTTGGACAATCTTACCCAACAAGCTATATCCCAACCAACGGAGAAGCAAACGGTGTTACTCGTGCAGCAGAAGTTGCTAATGGTTCTGGAGATGCAGCTACGTTTAATGATTCAGAAGGTGTTTTGATGGTGGAAATGGCATCTTTGGTAAATACTAATTTAGCATATAATTCTTTTTCTATTGGAAGCGGTACTAATAACGTCTTGTCAGTAGGATTCACTGCTACAACAAACAAATTGTATGCTTATAAAACAGATGGCTCTTCCGCTTGGTTAACAGAAATTTTAGTAGGGGATATAACTAGTTTTAATAAATTTGCACTTAGGTACAATCAAAATGAAAACGAGTTCTGGATTAATGGTTTTAAATTGGCCACAAACAATACAATAGGTGTGAATCCTAATACTTTGTCAGATATGGATTTTAATGCGGCATTTGGAGGAGAGTTTATGTATAGTAAAACTAAAGAAGTACAGTATTACAATTCAGAATTAGTAGATAGCGAACTAGAACAACTAACGTCTTGGACATCTTTTACAGATATGGCAAACGGACAATTATACACAATAGAATAATATGGCACAGAAACTTAAATTCGGTAACGGAACTTGGGCGACAAAGAAAGGCTCTACATTGTCTTATAATGACGAAGGTGGAAATTTTAAACCTCTACCTTTTACAACAACTAGGAATAGTATTGCAACAAGAGTAAACAAAGAAGGATTAATAGAAGTAGTTGGTAATGATGTACCAAGAATAGATTATACAGATAGTGCAGATGGTGTTCTTTTGTTAGAAAATGCAGCTACAAATAAATTTATTTATTCAGAAGATTTTACTCAATGGAGTTCTTTAAATTTAACTGTTACAAGCGATTATGCAATTTCTCCATCTGGTAAGCAAGATGCTTCTTTTATAACACCATCTTCTGGTTCTAACGAGCATAAAATTGAACTTGTACCATCAACTCAAACAAATAGTCAAGAAACCTTTAGTGTTTACGCAAAACCTAATGGATTTGACTGGTTGTATTTAAGAACTAATATAAATGGCTCTTGGTCAAGTGGATATGCTAATTTTAACATAACAACTGGAGAAACTGACTTATTAGGTAGTGGGTTTACATCCTCATCAATAGAAGATGCTGGTAATGGCTGGTATAGATGTTCTGTTACTTTTTCAAATAGAGGTAATGACCCATTGCAAATATTTTCAATGCCAACAAGTCAATCTTCTTCGGTATCAAATGGAGATGGTATTAATGGTGCTTTGATTTATGCTGCTCAAGCAGAGCTTGGAAACCTATCTTCCTACATCCCAACATCTGGCTCAACAGTTACAAGACAAGCTGATACTGCAAGTGGTTCTGGTAATA